TTATCCGTAGATGCAGAAATCCTATAATCAGCCGGTTTTTGTTTAGTTCCAGGATTTCCCATATTCAATCTATTTTCCATGCTGTCTTTTTTAAATGACCACGGTAAAGAGTTAGAGAAGTCTACTTTAGTTCTAAAATCTTGAATTCCATCAATTGCGTAACCTTTTTGAGCCATTAACGCATCGTAAGTCATTGCGTTTATTGAAGTAACTTTAGTTGTGTCTACCGCTCTTTTTATTGTTGTGGAACCGATACCGTAAGCTGATCCTGGTCCACCCAAATATTGAAATAGAATATTACGATTTAGAGATATTCCTAAATTATTAACTCTGCTTAAGTCTAAGTTATTACCAACGCTACTGAATTGACTTGTATTTTTTGATAGTTTCAATTTTTGAAGTATCAATAGCCTATTAATACGGCCGATTGTAGACGCATTGGCCAAGGTTTGAGCTCCTACTATATCAATGTATTGCTTTTCGAATAGGTTAAAGGGTTGAGTACCGTGTCTCTTTAGGTGATAGCCGGTACCCTGTAAACCAACTTGATCTAATGTATTTTTGCCGGCGTTGTAAACTCTTGTGTTTTCGAGTAAACCTGGTAAAGGCAATACTTGATTTATTCCTGATAGCGTGTTTCCGGTTTCTGTCTTTGGATTAGAGTATTGTAGTTGCGATTGTTTTTGAATAAATGCAGTTCCCCTTGGTTTGTCTTCGAAGAATTTTTTTATTCTTGATTTGTCTATTTGACTTGCTAAAGTAAAATTTTGAGTTCCAACTTGGAAATTTAATCCTCCGCCTCTTACTGGATAGTCCAAACTATTTCTATTGGAATTATAAAGTTCCACTATTGTAGAAGGCGTAGTTTCGTCCTGTATTGGAAATTGAATGTACGGTTGATTTGAAGATCCACCACCAGGTCTATCGTTTCCGTATTTTAAAGACTTTAAATTTGTTTTTAATTCTACTAAGAATGGCATTGTTTCGTATTGTTATTATGACGCATAAATAATATTCGATTTATCGAAACGTGTTCCTGGATCGGTATTTAAGAAGGTTACAACAGATTTACCTGTCATCATATCGTTTTGAACCAATATATTCATTTTATTTTCAGGAGCTATTGCTGGAGGCGCCGACATTGGAGCCGCGGATTGCGAAGACATTCCTGTTTCATTCTTTACCTTGTTTGCTCCTACGGTTACAGGTCCGGACAAATTCATCGCTCTTATAGAATCTCCTCCGGCCATTACTGTACTAATAAGATCTTCGCTTATGCCTGCTCCAAAAAAATTGCCGAGTTTCATCATCACTCCCGCAGTTTTACCTACTATATCGAATATTAAAGCGAATCCTGATTGTACGTAAGAAATAATTTTTTGTATGTTACTTGGTTTGCTTAAAAAATCTATGGCTCTTTCAATCATTGGAATCAAAGGCGAATTTGTAACGAAGTCAGCAATCGACTGTTTAATTTTTTCCATGAAAGCAGAGATCTTCTCTTGAGCAGATGCGTTTAACATTGAGTTATAAGCCTCTTCTCCAACCGCTTCTGCTAAAGCTTTTTGATTACCAAATTTTTGAAGACCTATTTGTAATTGTTTTTGTGCGTTGTCCGTATCTTTAGCACCTATTCTTGATAACAACTCTTGTTTTTTCAACATTTCTCCAAGTTGATCCCTACTCATTCCGAAGGCTTTTGAAAGAGACTCTGCTTGAATTCTATTCATCTTTAAGAAATCGCCTGAACTACCGACTTGACTGGTAATTTCTGCTGCGGCTCCTGCCAAATCGTTATTTAAGAAAGCCTCTCTTGCTTTCATTAAATTTATGTTCTTACCGGTTAACAGTTGAGCTTCGAATTCGTTTGATATGCTAGACTCGAAATCCAAGAAAGAATCCGCCATTGAATCTAGTTGTTTTAATTCTAGACCCATTGCTTTAACGGTAACTAAAGACTTTGTAAGTTTGTCCGGATACTTTGCAAAAGATAATCCCAAATAGCCTCCCAAACTAGAGGCTTCTTTTAGTATTTTTTGGAAATTAAATCCAATTCCCGTAGCTTTTTGTAGTCCAACAACTTGGGCCAATACAGATTTTGTAGTGGCTTCTACAGATTTTCCGGTAATAATGCTCGATTGAACTATTTCTCCCCTTGTTTCTGCTTCTAAACCTGCAATATCTTTTAATAGGCTGTTGGTCTCTAATATTTTTCCGCTTAGTATATTGTTAGTTCCAAGAATTCCAGTTAATTCTTCTTGGGATTGCATTAACTTTTCTGAGTTAATGAAAATACTATTCGATTGAAATGCGATTTTACTAAATTCGTTCCTTACTTTAACCGCGCTATCAGCAGACATTCCTAATGCACGACCAAATTTAATAGTTCTGTCTTGGGCCGATAAAGCAAATTCCACTAACTTCATAAACCCACTAACAACTCCTGCTATTGCTGTTCCTATAATAGGTAACATGGTTAAAGGATCTTTTAAAGATTCTCCTATGCTAGAAAGACCTGCTTTACCTAGATATTTAGCCTTATCAAAAAATGATAATTTACCGTCAATTTTTTCTAGATCTTTGGCATTTTCGACCATACTTTCGTAGATCTCGTTACCAAGTCCTAACTTCTTAGCAAAACCGCCTAATAGCTTACCACTAATTCCTATGCTATCGTTAATTCTTTTTTCTTGCGCTAATTTGTCTTTACCGTATTGTAAAGCATCCTTGTTTAGATCGTTTGCGAGTTTTAAATTAACAAAACTTTGTTGTTCTACATCTAAATTTGCAAGAAGAGCCTTTGATATATCTTCTAATGCGTCTTTGTCTTCTTCGTTAGCTTTCGCTATTTGTTCTAACGATCTTAAGTATTCTTTTGCTCCGTCTAATCTATCTCCGCCTCTTGCAACTAATTGCTTTTGGGACTCTTCTAATTTTTGAGATACAATATAATCTTTTTGTTTGGCCTTTAATAGCTCTTGATTTATTTGCTTTAGATTAACGCTGCCTTTACTTAATGACTCTATTCTGCCTTGTATACTATCGTAAGACGACACCATTTTTTTCAAAAGGTTCTTAGATTCATTGAGAATATTGTTATAATCTCCCTGATTCTTTATATTCTCTCTAGCACCGCTGGTATCATTAATACCTCCGGTATTGGTTCCCGTATTTTGATTTTCGTTGGCCATGTACAGTTATTGTCTACAAATAAATATTAAGACTTAGATTTTACTTTGGAAACAAAGGTCGGCTCCTCCCCCTTTGATTTGGCATATTCTGGGATATTAATCTTGCTGGGATCAGTTTTATCAGTTATTTTCTTATTTTGATCGTTTCTTACCTCTTCTACGCGTTCTAGGTACTCGTTGATCTTTTTAAGATTAAAACGTCTCTTATTCACATCCATGTTCCAAACCTCGGAATAGGTAAAGCCTCCGCCACCGTGATAGGTAAGTTCGAAGACTTCGGTCATAAATGTGTGTCTATATTCCGCTGCCGGGAAAAAAGAACTCCGCGGTCATCGGTACGTCGATTTCCGTTTCAGTACCGTCGGCTAAACTAACGATAGTTTTCATTTCGATGTCCGGAGTAACAGATGCGATGAACTGTCTTAATGGGTTTGAGTCCCTTGATAACAAAGCTCCTGAATCGATGAAGTCCCTAACTGTTTTAGTAGATCTGTCTCCGTTGATAGAGGTCAACTGGTGTTTTAATTTTAAACTAGTTCCAGCATCTTGACCCAATGCTTTTTTGATACCTTTTGCCTCGTCGTCGATCTTTTTATCGTCTTCGATCGTAAGAATCTTGAAAGTGACTGTGTTCTTTGTGAAGGGCAACTCGTAAGTTAACTCGTTGTCGTTTTTAAACAAAGACAAATCAACGTTCTTGTAGACTAATTTTTGTAAATCAACCACAATTGTTTCCGATTCACCAGTGTTTGGGTTAGCGTATTTCAAATTGTACTCCTTACCGTAGGCCAAAATACGAGCTGCGACCAAAAGCGCATGCATGTCGCCCAAGGTCAAATCCTCGTAGTTTATAGGACTTTTAATAAGTGACTTAAGCATCTTCTCAATAGCGATGCCCTGACGTAACAGGTTCACATTGGTTAAGATGTCCTCTTCTCTAGCGGTCATGTATTTCATTTCGACTACTCCTGAGGACAATGGATTTTCTTTTGGGTAAACAAGACCTTTCGAAGGAAGGTCGATCATTTCGGTGGGAACCGTAAACTTTTCTGCCATAAACTGTATATTTTATTTATAAATATAAATTAAACAAATTTCCGAACACAAAAAAAGACCGCAGTGAGATGCGGTCTTTCTAATATTGTATGTTTTTCTAGGATTAGTAGTTCAATACGCAATAGTCCATACCGATTGAGATAGTCAATTCTGTAGGATCTGTAGTCGACCAATCGTAGGTACCGAAAGAGGCTTCTTTGATGAAAGCTCCTTTGATAATCCACTCTGATACGACGTCACCAACTGGACCGATAATAGATAAATTCAAATCTTTCTTGTAAAAATCTGAATAACCGTCTCTACCGGTAACTGATTCGTGGTGTAAACGTACCCATTCCATTACTGCTTGTTGGCCTGATGGAGAAATTGGGTTGTATAATGACAAACTCATATCTTTCCACTCTGCTTTACCTTTGATCTTGCGGTAAACGTTGATGTGGTCGATTTTGATCTCGTTCAAAGTAACGCCAGGAGCGTCTGCTTTTTTGATCATATATGAAGGAATGCCGTCTATGTACATTACGAACCTGTTAGAAACTGTGGGTTCGAACGACGTAAACATGATCTCATTTGGGTCTAATACTGGCATTTTTGGTTGTATTTAGTATAAATATTACTTTACTTATTTTTTCTTCTCGTCTGCTTTTTTCTTGTCAGCAGCTTTTTTGTCAGCAACCTTCTTAGCTTCTGCTTCTTTCTTTTTCTTCTCGTCGGCTTTCTTTTTGTCTTCAGCAGCTTTTTTAGGGTCCACTTTCTTAGCTTCAGAAATCATCTTTTCGATCTTGGCTTTTGCTTCTTCTAACTTTTGTAATGGAGAAGCGTCTTCTTTGATCATTAACTTAGCCTTTACACTCTCGTATAAATGTGCTGGTACTTTAATTCTAATAATTGTATTATCGTTCATTTTCTGTTGTGTTTGATATTATTGGCCAAATGTTGTTCCAGTTGGTAAAATGTTGAAATCTAATTGGATAAATTCTGCAGTCTTAGTTGGTTGCAAGTAAATAGAACCTACTAATTGATTTCTGTCTATTACGTCTGGAGTATTATTGCTATCGTCCATTACAACTTGGAAAGAATACAATCCTTGTCTTTGTTGTACTGATTCTAAGTAAGGGTTAACTTGACTTATGAATTTATTACGAGTAACTTGAGTGTTAGGCTCGAATACGATGCCTTCTCCGATTTGACCGATATAAGATTTTAATGCGATTAGCAATCTTCTTACGTTTACTCTATCTAAAGCAGAAGCTTTTTGTTGTAAAGTCTTTTGACCATAGATAACCGTACCAACTCCAGGGAAAGTAGCGATTGGATTGATAGACGCTTGATATAATCTGTCTCTATCAGAAGAGGTTAACTTTCTTTCTGGTTGTAATACTGTTGAAAGAGCGCCTCTGTTTAAACCAGCTGGTGCAAACCATTCTGCAGCTACTCTATCGTTGTATTCGTAAGCCGCTGGTACAATTGTAGAAGCTGGAACGAAATTAACTTTTCCTGTCTCTCTTGATCTAATTTGTAACCAAGGATAGTAAGTAGCAGCGTAAGAGTTATCGAAGCTGTTTGCTTGCGTGGTCGCAGTCGGTATAGATTGACCGTAACCAACCATATCAACAACTGCGATAGCGTCTCCACGAGTTTGAACCGTGTTTACTATATTTGTTATTTGACTAGGCGCATTCATATTGTTTATGCCTGGTGCGTATAAAACATTGATATCGTACTCGTCTTTGTTTGCCATCAAATTAATGGCTATGTTGTAGTCTCCGCTTCTTAGGCCCTGTATATTTCTATTAGGTATGCTGCCGTCGCCCAAAGCGCTAGGTATGTTTTCGAAGAAGTTAAC